ATTCATCTTTATCCATTACTATACGTTGCGGTTGTTGAGGAGCATTTGGTTGACCTCCACCCTGAAGCATGCCTGTAACAGCATTTACTATATCGGGACGAGATTCCAAAATTTGTCCTAATTGCTCGTATTTCTTTAGACTTGTGTTTTCCGCTGCGAGTTTATCCTTTTCACTTTGGAAGTATTTTGCTTGTTCTTCCCAGTTATCAGAACTCTCTTGCGTATTGCCCGTGTCTTGCCCTACATTATCATTGGTTTCACCCATTGGATGTCCATCGTCAAATGCGTTATTCATTTGGTTTTACCCTCCTTTTGCGATTTCTCTTTACCTTCTTGAGTTTCACTACGAATAGCACTTTGAGTGTTTAAACGTAATTTCTCGGTTTCGAGTTTAACCGCATCTTTGAGTCGGCCACTTGCAAGCTTATTTGCTGATTTAAGGTCTGCTTCTTGTTCAATAAGACGACCTTTGAATTTCTCCACTTCAGTCCTCTTACGAGATGAAACAGTCTCTCTTTCAGCTGTTTGTAAGTCCCCACTCAGTTTTTTAATATGCTCCTGCGCTTGTTGTAATTGCTGCTGAAGCTGTTGTATGATATCAATTCTTGTCAATACACCCTCCTTGTCAAATATTTCTGTTTTCTTGAGAGCTTCTTGTCTGTCAATTAAGCCAGCTTGATAAGCTTCCATATATATTTGCCATTCACCCCATTTATTAGAAGGCATTGTTGAGTTGCCAACAATCCTAATATCAAATTGACCACCTGATATATCGTGCTGTATAGCCATTAATTCTTGTGATTTATCGTCATACATTCTTTTGTTGACTGTAAATTCATTCATATCATTGTTCGGTTGAACAATTCTAAAAGTTTTTTGAAAATTATAATGTTGTTTTGCAAGATAATGTACCACTTGGCCTAATCTTCTTAGCGAGCCTTCAATATCTCTTAATTTAGATTTACTTCTTCTTTGCCCAAAATCTTCTAACATCATAGTTGCTGAAGATGTTTTAGGGGCAACTTCTGTATTCCCTTGCATCATTTCAAAGATACCCATATTTAAATCAATATAACCCTCAATCAACTTAGGTAATTGCATAATTGAATTAGGTAATGGTTGAGGTTGAGGATAATGTGGCTCCCCAAAAGATGGGTCATATTCTATTGTAGCATTTGGATTTGCCCAATCTCTTTCTAACTCCTCTATATCTTGGACACTTCCTTGGGGTATTAGTAGCTTTAGACCAGCGCTAGCTTGTGCGTGTGTGGTGATTAATGACACCGTCTTATTGAGGAACCTTTGAAAATCTTTATTTTTTCTTATATCTCCCATTGGATACGGAGTATTCGTCCATATATTTGGTACTGGGACTACTGGATATAAATCTGTTTCTAGTATTCTTTCATATAAAACAATTTGACCTAAAACAGATGTTACTTTAATTCTTGTTTGCATTACCTGTACAAAATCAAGCGCTCCCTGTTTAATTGCACCGATAATCTCAGGTTGTTGAGACATTACTTCCCATTGCTGACCGCTAACTATTTGCTCTTTTCCACTTTGCTTATCCAGTATTCTAAAATATGGCATCTTTACTTTAGAGAAAAATTCAATTAATCGATATTTTTCAGTTCCTTCGCCCATATCTTTATCTTTAACACTATCTGGAGTCCATGCTTGAGTAGTAGTTGTATTTTGAGCATCTGGGTAATCTTCCTCATAACTCAATTGTTCAATCATTTCTATCAATGGTTTTGTTTGCCCTTCAGGAACTTCAAGCAATTGTGGGTATAAATCATATAATTGCATTTTTGATAAAATAGTACTTACAGTCATACCTGTTGCATCGTCAAAATATCTATGACGAGAATTAGGGTCTACTGCAACTCTAAAAGGATTTATAGTTTTAAATTTAACTTCACCTCTTCCAAAATCTGCTTCTGAATCTGTATATGCATAAAAATAACCTAATCCAGTAACTGCGTAATCATGAACAGCTTGTTTAAAAACTTCATTACCATCAGATATATCCCAGACATATTCTAATATAACTTTCCATACATTAGAAAGCTTATTATCTGAATCTTCACGTCCTATTGCTGAAAATCTAGGTGGTTTCGCAGTTGTAATAGCTTTGAATTGCTCTATGGCAGAATATAACCTGTCCATCGGCATCGCAGACTGATTTCTCTCGGACAATGAGTTAATTTCATCTTGAGTAAAATGATTCCCTAAATAGAAATCTACATCCTCTCTAGCAGCTGTATCCCAGTCTTTTCTGGCATCAGTCCACCTGTCGAATAACTCTTTGATTTGTTTTGCTCTTTCGTCGGCTTTTATCATAACTTATAATTTAATCCTATATATTGAAATAAACAATTAAAATTTTGGATGCTCATATTTATATAATCTAGATGCATCTTCTTCTTTATCAATCCATGCTTGTGCTTCTTTTAGCATTGTAGTATCTCCTGCTTCTATTCTATGTTTAATATTCTCTGGCATAACACCTCCATGAACTTCGTATATATATCTTAAGTAAGGAGTGATTACACTATGGACACCATGCTCATGAGTACCTTCTCTATGATAAACTCTATCACCATGTTTCTTTCGTTCAGTTACATATTCATCCATTTTAGATTTTTTTTCTGGTTGAGTTAATCCTAAATCTTCATATGAATGACCTAATTCTTCAATCAACATATCAATTAATCCATGGACTTTTTGACTAGGCCATCCTGTTGTTGTATATGGGACTGACAATTTAAGTGTGTCTACTGCTGGAGTCGAAGTTCCATACCACCAATGTGGATGTGTCTCTGGTCTTTCATCAAGCCACATAGCTCCACGAGGAACAGGGTGTGTATCTCCAAGATTTGTCATAATATATGGTGCTTCTTGATTTGTCCCTGCAGCACCCTCCCAAAGTCTTTGTAATGCAATAATTTCTTGGATGTTTGCATTTTCTGCTAATCCTTCTGGACCACCATGTAATGTTTTTAAAAAATTTCTAAAAGAACCTTCTGTAGTATCTTCTTTTGGCTCCATTTCTGGAGGTAATTCGTCTACTGTCATTTCCTTGCCCCTGTCATCCAATTATACATTTTTCTAGGCTTATACCATTTCCCTCTGTCGTCTTTTTTATTTTTCTTAACTTTTCCAGCTTTAGAGTTGCCTCTAGCAAACTGAGTAGATAAATAAAATGCATCAATGGTGTCATCATGACTTCCTTTTGGAAAATCTAATAATTCACCAATAAACTCATGCATATCTTTTTTTATATGTACAGCACCAGCTTTAAACATTGGCTGCAACCCTTCAAATAATCTATCTTTTTTCTTTTGATTGTAATTCTTTATTCCTTTTTCAATGCCAGGAAGAAATATTCCTTCCCTTTTACTTCTTTTCATAACATAATCTCTTAACATCTCTTGATATGCTATCGTTTCTATATTTATTCTTCGTATCGGTGAATATCGTTTTGTAATTTCAAATATCTTGTCTGCACAGTCCATGGGTAAGACTCTTTGTCGCCAATATTCAATAACGTAGTAATCATACTCAGCAGTAACACCAATAACCATGATGACAGAATAATCGTTGTGAATGCCAACTGTCGAAGCAGGGTCAACACCAATATAAATATTAACAAACTCTTTTCGCCCATCTTCAAGCTTGATATACCATGATGCAAACGACTCATCATATCTTGCATGTCCTTTGTACATCGCATTATTTATATCCTCCTCGCTGAAAATCTGGTCTTCAGGAGATTTTGCTTGGTTCATATACTCTTGGTAAAATTTAGCTGGGGTTCCTGAATCAATATAGAATTGCTTTCGCTCCTCTAATTTCTTCAATGGCCATCTTGAAGGCCATATAGGCTTGCCATCTTCTATAGCTTTTTTAGTATATACATCCCAAGCAAATTCTTCACCAGTTTTTTCTGCTTCTTTGCTTTTAGTTACTAGTCCATTTAAAAAACTATCATAATGAACAATAGTTCCATTACACCATAAAAATCCTTTTTTATCAAAATCAATAGCAGGATATACTGCAGCAGTAACCCACTC